CTGCTAACTCTGTGCCATATGATTGGAGCCAGGCACACAGTTCAGGAGAAAATCCTCCACTGGAACAACATCTGCAAAATAGAAAACTAGGCAATGGATACAACAGAGAAGATGGCATCCGCAATGTGAACTATGGTCGAGAGCCATCAAACATGATTTGCGAAACCATCTTTACACTGGCAGAAAACTTTGATCATCCCTACAGAGTGGGTCGCATTACCAAACAAGCACAGAATGGAGTGCGGCATTGGATTGATAGTATCTATGACAATGCTTGGAAAAAGCAACAGGACGAATGGATAATCCGCGAAGGCGTGATTACAATGTACTTGGATGGTATCCGGTTCTTGGTACTGCCTAACCTGCTGTGGCCATTTGATCCCAACAATACCAATCAGTGGCGTGAAGCATTTCCCAGCCTTGTGCCAGATCATTATATTAATTTAGACGAATCACGTTCACCACAGGCCATCTGTGGTAACAATCCGTTCCGGGGTGAAGATCCTGGTTATCACTCAAGTGCTGCTGGACAAGAAATCATTGCTGAAAATTTCTATCAGCACTGGCTTGCTCACTTCAAGTGAGATAAAATCATAGTTCGCATTTCGTCAAACTTTTCCTGGCGGAATGCGTAAAGTCTAGCATGATTATGATCTAGTATGGGTTTTACTTTTTGCAGCAGCTCTGTGTGATTTTGATCGCTCAACCATTTGACTTGTTCAAATGCAGCTTGCCATCGTTTGACGTCGTCTTCGATATCATCATAACTTTCATCTAACACACTATCAAATGTTTGAAACCCAAACGAGCGCAGTTTTTTAAGCCAGTGCGCTGTGCCAAAATGCACAAACAATCTGCGAGCGTACAAGCATTTGCCAATCTTTTCTGCCATAAGAAAGCAATCTCCAATGCACAATGTTTCTAATAAGATTGAATAATAGCAACGATTGTATATTTCCCAAGGCGCAATACCGCTGATAGAATTGTCTAGTTGTTTTTTAACTTCCCATGCAGGATCCAAATTTGGACTCACATAAGGCCATGTTAGTTGTTGGTCTGGAAATTCTTCTTTCACACGATCGGGAGTTTTGCTGAAGTGGCCGCCTACAAATATATCTCTATAGGTAGCAATACTTTTATCTAGCAAGCCAGATTTTGACAATGCCAACATCACATAGTCTCTATGTTCACGTCGAGCTCCGCACAAACTGTCAAATAAAAATGGGCGATCTAGTGGAAAATCTTCTCTTGGCGGTGTCCATTCTAAAAAAGTAAAACTCCAGGTAGGGCGATATACTGTTCTTGGATCCAGTGTTTCGTGTGCGTGTAGTCCTCCCACGCACAGTAACCAATTTTTAACACCAGTATCATTAATCCACTCAATTAATGCGGCCTGTCTGCGAAATTCAATATCATGAAATACCACAAGATCAAAAAGAGTCAAATCCAGATTGTCAAATTCAGGCATGTAGGCAAAATTTTTTGGATTGTTATAAAAAACAGGCAGGATTGCAATGCGTGTAGGTTGTGCTAATGCAGTAGCCAAATCAACTAACTGAGAATAATCAAATCCCCAATTGATTGCTTGATATCCAGGAGAATAAATTTTGAGATTGTCAAACATAATTTTAAATTAGTCTTTATCTCGTTTGAGCCATTGATCTTCTTTGCGTCTTAACGGCACAAATTCTTCTGTGCAAGGCGTTGCCAGTGTTTCACGAATCTTGTCCATGTAGTAATCAAACTTAGGAATCTCTTTTTTATCCCAGTCGTATTGTAAACTAAATCTTAGATCAGGAACAGCATCACACACAGCAGTGTGATAGTTGGTATTAAACCCGCCAATCTTTTCCATGTCGTCATAGTGATATCTACGTTGAAATTCCATGGTAATGTCTTGGCGACTCATAGCCCAGTTGCCAATGAATTCGTATTCTGAGAACCAACGAATTAGCTCACCATTGCCCCAAGGCGGAACAGTAGGTTGCGGGGGGCACGAATCAATCATGGCATCTAACCATTTTTTGTTGTGTGTTTCTTCTAGAAACTTCACAAGGTCATTGAAATCTTTCTTTAGCACAGGCACAAACTCACTGATAAAACAGTGTGGTGTGAGACGTTCAAACCCAAGAGCATTTTTAATAGCTTCGTAATATCCCCAACTATGACGTTCGTTTTCTAACACCATAAAGTTGAGCTTACCGTCTTTAAGAGGCTCATAGTCTTTGATCAACAAACAATCACAATCATGCATGATCATGAGATCATAATCTAAATAATCTAAGAACGCAAACTTAATGGCCTGTTGACGTAACCAATATGTTCTGTAGTCGCCTTCAAACACCCAGTTGTTGACTTCAGGATACAGTCGATAAATTTCACTATCAGGAGCATAGTCAAACTTTGTGGTGTCTATACCGTATTGTTCAAACACCGGCCAAAGTTCTTCTTTAGGCACAGGGCTGGCAATGCAAGTTCGATCCACACCAATAAGGTGTTTGGTAAATTCTGGTTGCAGGCTCATGATAGCATGCGGCACACGATAACGTGCTAGATATAAGATTTTTGCGCTGGTCATAATATTAATTATAGAGTAGTAATAGCAGAGGCTGTTTTTCCGCAGGTGCTAACACACTGATATGGTCTACCTTCGGCAATACTAGGCTTGCTCCAAGCCTGTTCCACACTTTCAAACCAGGTCAAACAATGTTCCAATGGGTACTGCAAAGCATTGTTTTCTGTTACCATGGGTGCCAGTTCCTTGTTACCTGGGTGGCTCATGGTGTGTGGATAAAATCCAAGATAACAACAAGGATACACTGACCCGTCGGCAGCAATGTATATTTCTTGAGTGTGTTTGTGAATACAATGCATTGACAAATTTGGTATGTCTTTGTGAGAACGATGTGTTTTGGAATCATACCAGGTGATATGATTTTCTAACAGTGCTTCAACTGGTGGGACTTCGCCTGGTTCTGCAGGGCCGATCACATGACTGAATTTACCATCTCTAGTGAATACTGGGCCACGATCTCGTCCATCGTATATGTTTTCAAATCCAAAAAATCCCAGGTCGCGTGCCATCTTTCGACATTCTTGTTCTTGATGACGATTGTGTTCAAACGGCACAAAGCGCCAAATAGCCCGGCCACCTGCTTGAATTAGTGCTTGTGCATGTTCAATAATTCTGTGCCAGTCTGTGTCTTGACGATACAATTTGTGAGTGTCACTCATGCCATCAATAGCAAATCCCACAGTGACCCCTGGCAGGGCCAGCCTACGCCACCAGTCTGCATTGCGTAAACTGCCGTTGGTATTGATATGAACTGGGACCTTGTGTTCAGCAACATATTCAACTATGTCCACAGCATCACGAGCCGAAGCAAAATCACCAAGATTTCCGTTAAATGTAATTCCCCTAAATCCAAATACTTTTGGTACCAATCCATTGATAGGCTGCTCGGGCTGAATTAACTGCGCCAACAATTCCGGAGTCACAATGTGCTTGAAATCTGCCAATGACAGTTCACACAAAGGGTATCCAGAATTAAACTCTGAGCCTCTGTAGTTTCGCATGCACATAGGGCATCTAGCATTGCATCTTGTGGTCAATTCGATATGTAATCGTCGAATTTCTGATAGTTTTAACATTGTGATATTTATAGCTGTATATTTTACTAAATATCTAATGCAGACCAAATCAGTTCAAGTTCATTGTGATGTTTATTGCAAGTGGGATGGCAGTGACACCCGCTATAGATTGTACATAAACGACGAGCTATTTACAGAAAGATCATGGATTTGGAATGGCAAAGAATATTACTTAGAAGAAGTAATATCTATTGAAGCACCGCCTGGATTGTACAAGATTAGATATGAACTACTTGAGCCGTGTGGCAGCAAGTTGAAAATAAAAAACATGCGTGTAGCAAGTAAAAACGCTGCAATACATGAAGATCAAATAACATTAGAAATACCATCATCATGAAAATGAAAGAAATTATGGAAAATGCATCAGTGGGCGGCACAAGTGCTGGGTCTATAGCACCTGTAAGTCAGGCGTTGGGCATGCAATCAAGATCAGGCGGATCTATGTTGAGTGGTAAATATGTAACGGGTTCTGATCCTACACCGAACACACCCCGGGAATACAAAAGGAATAAACATGTTAGCGGACGCTTTAAAAACTCTCCTGGCAACTGAGTATGCTTTCAGCATCAAAGCCCAGCTGTTTCACTGGAACGTGGAAGGCCCGGACTTTGCTCAATTGCACGAGTTTTTTGGAAACTTGTATGAAGAAGTCTATGATGGATCAATAGACAAAACCGCTGAATACATTCGCGCATTAGGCGACTATTCCCCTGGTAGTTTTGAACGCTTTAGTGAACTGTCAACTATCAAAGGGCAAACCAAAATACCACGTGCCCGACTCATGATCGAAGAACTGTTGGCCAACAACGACCAACTGTTGGAACTTCTTAACAAATGTTTTGCCGTTGCTGAAAGTGAAAATCAGCAGGGCATTGCTAATTTTATAGCAGAACGCATTGATGCTCAACAAAAGCATGGCTGGATGCTGAGAAGTTTCTTGAAAGACGAAAGAGCATGAGCCACGACATTAGATCAATCCTAGAACGATTGGCATTGGTAGAAGGTACCACTCCAGTCAATGTTAAGCATGGATTAAACTCTCAACAAAAATCAGTGCATCAATTGCCAGCATTGTTCAAGCCACATGGCATTAAGGCATTGGGAGCCAAAACAGATCCTCAACATCCCATGCATGGTGAGTTAGTGGGTGATTCAGTTGAGCCTAAAAAACCATCACTTGGTGAAGCCATGCAAGAAGTTGAGGAAGATATGTTAAGCAAGGTCAAAAAAGACTTGACACAGTATCTTGACCAATTGGAAAAGAAAGTTAAAATTGATCGCGCACTTAAAGACAAAGCTCTTGATGCAGTTGATCGTCACGAAGTTGAAGAAGATGATTATGAATTAACTGACCCCGGCACAGTGCATGACGTTGAGGCTCAAGTTAATACTGCTGCTGCCCAACCACAACAACCCATCAAAGTCATGGAACTGGATGATGGTGCTATATTTGAAATACACGGTGATGACAGTGTAGGGTATGCCATACACCATCGTGGTCGCAGCTTGCCCAGCAGATTTCGAACATCTGACGAAGCAGGTATAGCGGTTGATTTATTCCGCGCTCACAGACAGCGCAATCAGCCCGAACAAGACCTCAATCAAGATTACATAGAAGAAAGATAAGTGCTATGATCATCAGAGATTTGATTATGACCGAAGACCGTTCCTATTTGTACGAAGGATTAAATGAGTCTGATACCCAGTTAATTAAATTGTGGGAAAATGCTGGTAACGTACTTAAAGAGTACGCAATGACCGCTGATCAAATTGGTCAATTGTTTCAGACCGTAGAGAAAGATGCTGGTGCTGCCGGTGGCAATCGCACCATGATTGGCCGAGGCAAAGATGCAGCCAGTGCTGTTAATCAAGCATGGGAAACATTAAAAGATAAAGTACAAAACTCTGGACCTGTTAAAAATATTGATGCCATGTATGACACTGCGGCAGAAAAGTTAAAGCAGGCCACTGGTGGCGATCAGGGGGTAATGACCTATGTGCAAAAGTACCGTGACTTTGCTAAAGCTCATCCTATTGCACAGAGTTTAATTTATTCAGCATTGATTGCTGCCGCTGGTATATCGGGTGCAGGGTTAGGTGGTGCTGCTGCATTGGGTCTATTTAAAATGGTAGACAAGTTATTGCAAGGTGAGAAATTTTCTAGTGCTGCCTATTCTGGTGCCAAGACAGGTGCAATGGCTTATGGTGCTGGTCAAATTGGTCAAGCATTAAAAGGAACACCACAACAAGGGTTACCAGGCGCACAAGGGGCACCTGGATCGTATCAACACGGTGCAGGCATCGGGAGTTACAGTGTAACTCCCGATGTAGCGGCGGCCCTAAGTCCATTGAGAAAAGCCGCAGGACAAAAAGCATATGACGCCATTCAAGCTGCCATTAATAATGGTTCAGTCTCTCCTACTGATGTTGGCAAATTAGAACAAATTGGAGCAGCCGCAATTGAAAAATTTGGTACTAATGCCGGTGGTGGATTGTCGGTACAAACAATTAGCACACTCGCGGCAAAAGCTGCCACTGTGGCTGCCCAGCAAGCCGCTGGCGTCCAAGAAAGTTATGCCGGTGTTGGTAGTGTACAATTAACCGAAGCCGGTGTACTACATGCATTTCAACTGGCCGAAGGTCCAATGGATTGGATCAAGCAAAAAGCAGGACAAGCAGCTGGTGCAGTTACAAATAAACTTGCTACAATAGGAAGCAATTTAACAAATAAAGTAACTGCTGACAAATTAATGAGTGCCTGGAAAAAAGCTGGATCTCCAACAGACAGCGATCAAGTATTAAAAATAATGACCAGTGCTGGAGTAGCGCCTGACCTAGCATCCAAGGCTATTGCTGGCGCAGCTCCGCTTGGTGGCAATGCTATTAAAGGCCCTGCTGCCACTACAACAACAGCACCTGCCCCTGCTCCGGCAGCTACCACAACACCAACAACAGCACCTGCCCCTGCTCCGGCAGCTACCACAACACCAACAACAGCACCTACCACGGAGCCGGCGCCAGCAGCGACCCCAACTGCGGCATCTCCTGCCCCTGCTGATGATCCAATAGGATGGGATGATCCCAAGAGTTCAAATTATGTTGGTCGTAGAGAAGTTGCTCGACGACAATCAGCACCTGCTGCTGCACCTGCCGCTACCACGCCAAACTTTGGGTTACGCAGTACAGGGTATGCTAGTGTCAATCAACCTGCCAAAGTTTTGTCAACAATTCCAGCGGCAACCCCAACTGCGGCGCCAAATCCTTTTGGGCAAATGACCAAAACGTTAGGCGCATACGCACCTCCAACCACATCCAGTACCGGAGGCACAGTAACACAAACTCCAACAGGACGAGTACATCAGGCAAAAACAAACAATCCAAACGCCGCAGTAGCAACACCCGCACCTGTTAAAACACACACAGGCGGTAAAGTTGCTGGACAACTAAGTCAAACGCCAAATGCAGTTCGTAAACGTAATGCTCGTTCTGCGGCAGCTGACAACGTTAAAATTGGCAATACTGCACCTGTACCCAAACAAAACTGGACGGGTCGCAAGCCTACAGGCGCACAAGCTGCCGAATACCAGCGACAAATTCATAATGTAGCAGAATCATTGTCTTGGAGTCGCAACTTTAATCCAGGCATGACATTATTTCGTCAAATGAAACGAGAACAATAATGCGACTGAATGAAATCACCAATCCACCAGTTGATGTGGCGACATTGAAACAAGAATTGGCTGCAAAACAGGTTGAGTATCAACGACTGGGCGGTGACAGTTATCAATACGCCGATCGCATGATGCCACAAGACTACGAAGCACAACAACTGCATCAACAAATTAATTCTCTAACAAGAAGAATACAAGCCGCAGGTGGTTAACCAAACTCAGCCTTAGGACCGAGTGGGCGGCTGCTGCCCGGGCTAAGGAATTCGCTACTCCATAGCCCAAAGTGAGCACTGATTAGATCTGCTGCTTGTTCATGTGCCCGAGGTTCAAAATGATTGCCGTCTTGTCTCTCATATCCTTTTGACTCACACCAAGGCCCAAATCCTTGCCCTTCAAATAACAATATTTTACTTTGATCAATTAACTTGATAATTGATTGCAAATATTCATCAGGATGTTGATACAATTGACTGTGTGTTATTTCGTTGTTGTCAAACAAAAACACATAAGGAATATTGCAAGATTTTAAAAAACTTTGTACCAATACCATTTCTTTGAGTGTTATACTTACTCCGGTATATTCCCATCGAGCTGGGCCTTGGTACCAGTGTTTTTCAAACTCTGATTGGTGTGTGGTTGAATTGGTAGAGGTCCACCCATGTTCAGTTCTAAATTCTGTTCGTGTGGTACTGGTCCAAGATACTAGCACCAGAGCATCTTGACAGTCATAACTCAATACTTTTCTTGCTAGTTTGCTGTTAGAACTTAACGGCTTGGCTTGTGAATGGTATGCAAGACCCAATTGGTTAGCAATGATTTGTGGATATGGCATAATCGTTTTATTATGTTTCATAATAGGACTAGAACCAAATGCTATTAGTTTGTTCATGCGTATTCTCGATCTAACCATGTTCTTGATATTTTACCTGATGGGCTTACCGGTATTGTATCCACTTGTTTAATTAACTTAGCACGACAATGTGGTCCTAGTGATAATAAAAATTGTGCGACATCAGTTGAATTGCATGAGCCTGCATACAAACATTTTACAAACGTTGATCCAAATATTACACAATGTGCCAATCCTGGCACACCTGCAAGCAATTGTTTTTCTAAACTTTCAGGATTTAATTTTTTACCACGAACGTTGATTTGGTCACGATGCCGGCCCAAAATTTTGTAATAACCTTTGTCATCCTGCTGTGCTAGATCTCCAGTGTTGTACCAACCAGGTTGAAATACACACGGACCTTGTATGTACAATTGACCATCTTCTATCTTTGCATCAGTTCCGTCAGGCAATCCAATGGTGCCCATACGCTGTTCACCATGCAACGGATTGGTAAAACAATGACTCAATGCTTCCGTCATACCAAATGCTTCACACACAGGCACACGAAACTTGTCAACAAGACGTTGATACAATGTGTCAGACATAGCAGCCGATGCCGATCTAATAAACCTTAACGATGTAAAATCAACATGTGTCAGTATCTGTAAAACATCAGGTATAGCAGTTATAAATGTTGGACTATATTCAGGCATACGTTTGATATTTTGTATGGATAGAAAATGTGTTTCGCATTGGGCATGTTTTGTAGCCCAATAAAATCCCTGGCCGTGTGCATGCCACAGTGGCATGATACTTACATATCGGTCATTGGCGGAAATGTCATAACTGCAACAAATAGTTTCAGAACGCAAATCTATTTGTTGCTGAGTAAAACTACAAAATTTGCTGTCTCCAGTAGTTCCACTGGTATACCAGAACACTCGCTCGTTGCCATAGTCCCCGCCGTCTCGGTATTGTATACCTAAATCAGTAATTAATATGCTCCAGTCAGCAGCATCCAATAAGTATTCTCGGCGAGCCATTACAGTTGCAGGATTTATAATCATGATGCTGTAATCATCAAGTTGATCTATATAATCATATGGGTTTTCTACACAAAGTACAGCTCGTTTCATTCCTGTACTTATAAATTTATTAAAGGATAAAAATGTTTCAACCTCGATGGATAGAAAAAACCATACGTAGCATGGGAAAGGTAGTGACTTGGCGAATTTTGGTTACTATAACTAATTTTATAGGAGGCTGGCTGGCAAGTGGTAGTTGGCAAGTGGGGTTGGGTGTAGTAAGTTTTGCTCTAGTGGTCAACAGCATATTATATTATTTTCATGAACGAGCATGGAATCGGTTAGATTGGGGCAAGCAAGAACAAGTTTAATCTTGCAATTTATAACAGTATGCTGTATACTTGTTTTTTAGGAGGCTCTATGAGCAAGACATTTAACGGCGAACAAAAACTCAAACTCACCCAAATCATCAACGAAGGCATGCAAGTGCTTCACGAGATCGAAACACTCAATGGTGGACTCACTGATACCATCAAGGCTGTGGCCGAAGAGTTGGAAATTAAACCTGCTATTCTCAAGAAGGCCATCAAACTGGCACACAAGGCCGAGTTTGGCAAAGAGAAACAGGATCACGAGACCCTGGAAACTATTTTAGAAACTGTTGGTAAAACACTATAAATACCTATGAGTCGCTCACATTACGAGCATGTAGCAAGGCCTATCCAGCCACAAACGGAGAACAATTAATATGCCCATTATATCTGAATCATCCATGCGTTCTTGCATGATCAAAAGAAATTTTGATAACGTTGTGGATTTTGGATTTAAAAATTTAGTAGTAGGCGGATGTAGTTTTACCTATACAATTCCGGGTCCACAGGTGCCAACTACTTGGCCATATTATTTTCGAGACTTATCATCAATTCATGAAGTTTTTTCTTGTGCTTTACCTGGGGCCGGAAACTATTTTATTTCACAAAGTGTAATCTGGGGACTAGAAACTAAAAAATTGCCCCCGGATGAAACGTTGGTTGTAGTAATGTGGTCAGGACATGATCGCGAAGATGAAATTTTTTCATCAGATGCAATTGACAATAATGCTAATTTTGTGTATCAATTTACTGACAAAGTTTGTCATGTGTCAACTGGCGGAACTGCCCGCGAAGGCGATAGCAACTCACAATGGTTTGGTTACCGAGACATTCATAAATTCAAAAGTCTTGAATCAAGAGCCGTAGAAAATGCAATTTGGAAAATTGGACTCAAGCGATATCTTGATGCACTTGGGTATCAATCAATATTTATTAATTTTTTAGATCCTACTTTTCCAAATAGGTCTGATGATTTTGATATTGTTAAATTTTTGCCAGACTCAATCAAAACAACACATAATTCAATTATGGATCCTGTACAAGATCTATACAGTTTCTGTTTGAAAAACATGTTGCTCAGCGATGACGATTTTCATCCATCACCAAACGGGCATCTTGCTTGGACAAGAAATGTATTACTACCCTATTGTAAAAATAAATTTAATAAACAATGAGTTATATCGACGCACTTTTTGATCGTGAACACGATCGCATCCATGTTGTAGAACGCCGCAATGGCGAACGAGTCTACAAAGAATATCCTGCCAACTACATCTTCTATTACGACGACCCTAGAGGCAAGTTTCAAAGCATCTACGGCACGCCGGTCAATAGATTTTCATCACGCAACAACAAAGAATTTCGCAAGGAAGTTCGCAGCCAGTCAGGCAAGCAGTTGTACGAATCAGACATCAATCCCATCTTTAGATGTCTGGAAGAGAACTACAAAGACCAAGATGCTCCTGAATTACACACAGCATTTTTCGACATTGAAGTTGCGTTTGACCAAGAGCGTGGGTTTTCGCCTGTGGCAGATCCGTTCAATCCTATCACTGCTATATCTGTGTACTTGGATTGGCTGGATCAAATGATCACACTAACTGTGCCACCCAAACACTTGAGCTGGGACACAGCACAAGAACTGGTGGCTGAGTTTGAAAACACCATCTTGTTTGAGCGTGAAGAAGACATGATCAAAATGTTTCTAGACGTTATCGAAGGTGCAGATGTGCTTACTGGCTGGAACTCAGAAGGCTATGACATTCCGTACACAGTAAATCGTACCACAAGAATACTCAGCAAGGACGACACACGACGTTTTTGTTTGTGGGGACAGTTTCCCAAGCAAAGGATGTTTGAACGTTTTGGCGCAGAGAATCAAACATATGACTTGATTGGTCGTGTGCATATGGACTACATGCAGTTGTATCGCAAGTACACATACGAAGAACGCCATTCCTACTCACTGGATGCCATTGGCGAGTACGAACTGGGCGAACGCAAAACACAGTTTGAAGGCACATTGGATCAGTTGTACAATCAGCACTTTAAAAAGTTCATTGAGTACAACCGCCAAGACACTATGATTATTGCCAAGTTGGACAAGAAACTGCGTTTCTTGGACCTGGCCAATGAACTGGCACATGCCAATACTGTGTTGCTCCAAACCACAATGGGTGCTGTGGCAGTGACTGAACAGGCCATTATCAACGAAGCACATGAGCGTGGCATGGTTGTGCCCAATCGCAAGCAACGCCTTACTGATGATGACACACAGGCCGCCGGTGCTTATGTGGCATATCCTAAAAAGGGCTTGCACATGTGGATTGGATCAGTGGACATTAATTCACTATATCCATCCGCTATCCGTGCCATGAACATGGGTCCAGAAACTGTGGTAGGCCAATTGCGGCAGACCATGACTGATCGACTGATCAAAGAACGCATGGCCAAAGGCGACTCCTTTGCGGCTGCGTGGGAAGGATTGTTTGCCAGCTTAGAATACACGGCCGTAATGGAACAAAACCGTGGTACAGAAATTACCATTGACTGGGAAGGTGGGGAGGAGAGTGTTCACTCGGCCATGGAAATCTGGCACATGATCTTTGATTCAAATCAACCTTGGATCCTTACTGCCAATGGTACCATTCTCACTTACGAGAAAAAAGGTATTATTCCTGGCTTACTAGAGCGTTGGTATCGCGAACGACAAGAACTACAGGCCAAGAAGAAACAGACCAAGGACCCCAAAGAGATTGCATTTTGGGACAAGCGTCAGTTGGTCAAGAAGATTAACTTAAACAGTTTGTATGGTGCTATTTTGAATCCAGGCTGTAGATTCTTTGACAAGCGTATTGGGCAGTCAACCACACTGGCAGGCCGATCAATTGCCAAGCACATGGATGCTCACATCAACGAGTGCATCACAGGCGAATATGATCACACAGGCAAGGCCATCATTTACGGTGACACTGACTCGTGCTATTTCTCTGCATGGCCTATCTTAGAAAAAGAAGTTGCAGAAGGGCGCATGGAATGGTCAAAAGAAACTTGTATCCAACTGTATGATTCAATTGCTGATCAAGTTAACGAGAGCTTTCCGGGCTTTATGGAACAGGCATTCCATTGTCCAAGAGGCATGGGTTCGTTGATCAAAGCAGGTCGTGAACTGGTTGCTGACCGCAGTTTGTTCATTACCAAGAAGCGTTATGCTGTGAACATCATTGACTTGGAAGGCAAGCGACTGGATGTGGAAGGCAAGATTGGCAAGACCAAGGCCATGGGCCTGGATTTGAAGCGCAGTGATACTCCCAAAGTAATTCAAGACTTCTTATTAGAAATTCTAAATAAAGTATTAGCAGGTACACAACGAGATGAGATTATTGAACGCATTAGAGAATTCAAGTATGAGTTTAAAGAGCGTCCAGGCTGGGAGAAAGGGTCACCCAAGCGTGTGAACAACTTGACCAAGTACGGCAAAGAAGAAGAACGACTGGGTCGTGCCAACATGCCTGGACATGTGCGGGCCGCACTTAACTGGAACAATCTGCGTAGAATGCATTCAGACAATTACTCAATGCAGATTGTGGATGGCATGAAAACTATTGTGTGTAAACTAAAATCAAATGCTCTTGGGTGGACATCAATTGGCTATCCCACAGACGAGATGCATTTGCCGCAGTGGTTCAAAGACTTGCCGTTTGACGATTCAGAAATGGAAGCAACAGTTGTAGATCAAAAGATTGACAACTTACTGGGTGTGTTGGAATGGGATCTTGCATCAGCTACCAACACAGAAAACACTTTTACATCACTATTTTCATTCGAATGAAACTAAGTCAAGTTGTTGCATATTTAAACTGGTTAGAACGTCCCGACATGGACCCTGCTTACGGCAATATAACTGACAAGTTAGATGATATTGTTCATGCAGTAAAAAGCCGAGACTTGCAGTATCATTCTACAACTTCAGAACTTGACGAGAGACTTGCAGGAGTGAAGCATTCTATTTCTAAATTTGACCAATCACTTCGGGTTCTAAAACAACAATTACAAAACGATGTTGATCGACTATCTCCCGAATATTACGCAGAAAGTTGGAAGCGATACGAACAAGAAATGTGTTTTGAAACAGTAGAGCACTTGATCAATCGCAAACTGTCTATTGAGTTTGACGACCACGAACGCCTGCGTAATGTGATCAAAACTTACACTGATTGGCGATTACCAGGCATGGTACTTGGTGCTAGACGCGAAACATTTATAGAAGACATGGTGCCAATGGATCCGTTGTATCTTGTGGATCATGATAGAGCATTAATCAATGTTGCTATAAGTCCGTTTACACAAGAATATCAACGTCGACTAAGGCCTTATGTGATCAACGACTGGAAAGACACAGAAATGTTTACAGCACTGCCGTCTAATCAATTTGGATTGGTGTTTGCTTACAATTATTTTAATTGGAAGCCCATTGAGATGATTGAAAAGTTTCTTACGGAAATATATCAAAAACTGCGTCCTGGTGGAGCGTTGGTTTTTACCTACAACGAATGCGACAAATGGTACGGCGTTGGTGCCGTAGAAAACGCTTGGATGTGCTACACCCCAGGTAGTCGCATACAAACAATAGCCAGAAACCTTGGCTATAAAATTATCGATCAATACACCGGTGCCGGTGATATTGCTTGGTTTGAAATGCGTAGGCCTGGAGAAATTCAAAGTTTACGCGGCGGTCAAGTTCTGGCAAAAGTAATTCGCCAAGAATGATTGCAAATTCTAAATACATCTGTTATAATCAAACACTTAGGAGTATATACAATGAGAGATTATCTATTAGACTTAGTACAACATACACATGACCTTGGCTGCATTGACTTGATCAAGATCGTGGGTGATGACAAAACTACACAAATCGTAGGCCTAGCCGAAGATATGAGTGTGGTTGTGGAAGGCGAATTTAAAAATCCACATCCAGACTTTGTGGGCACATTTGGCATGCCTAACTTGAGCAAGATCAAAATTCTGTTGAACTTGCAAGAGTACAAAGAAAACGCCAAACTCAGCTTGAGTCGCCGCGCAGGTGGCGAACCAGATGGTATCAACTTTGAAAATGCCACCGGTGATTTTAAAAACAACTATCGCTTCATGGCCGAAGCTATTGTGACTGAAAAGCTCAAGACACCCAAGTTTAAAGGTGTTAACTGGCACATTGAATTTGAGCCCACTGTGGCCGCTATCAATCGCTTGCGTATGCAAGCACAGGCCAATGCTGAAGAACCACATTTTCAAGCCAAGACTGAAAACGGCGACTTGAAGTTTTTCTTTGGTGACCATTCCACACACTCTGGCAACTTTGTGTTTCATCCAGGGGTAAATGGACAATTGAAACGTGCGTGGTCTTGGCCCGCTCAACAAGTTATGAGCATCCTGGCACTCACAGGTGACAAGACTATTCGCATCTCAGATGATGGTGCTGCCAAGATTACTGTGGATAGTGGTATTGTTGTTTACAACTACATCTTACCAGCACAAAGCAAATGAGTCGACCACTGGCTAATAGCAAATTTCACCAATTGGGACAAAGCAGAGTTATCAATGTTGACCCGTTGCTATATGGTATTAGTCAGTTGATTTATGTAAATATTCCAAAAAATGCAAGCAGTTGGATATCACTACAGTTCAATCAAGGTGTAAATCACGATGCCACTAATATAAATTATTACGACGTTGTTGATCTAACACAATGTCGGTTTATTGTGATATTGCGTGATCCATTGGATCGATGGATTTCTGGCATGACTCAAATGATTTACACAGAACCAGAAACTGATCTAGACGGTGTTGCCAACAGCATGAATATTGATACGTTTGATTGGGAACTGGGTATGGAAAAAATAGAATATGATAACCACACTCAAAAACAAGTTGATTTTATATATGGTATTCCACACGATCAAATAGTATGGCTAAAGTTTGATGACCAGTTGAAAGACAATTTTATCAATCTCATGCTATCATATGGATGTGACGTTGAAATTAAAAAAAGTGATAAAGACAATATCACACTCAAAAATAGTGCAAAACATTCTGTGATGAAAAAAATTGCAGATAAGTTAAATCAACACCCAGAATACCGTCAAAAAATAATTGACCACTATCATGAAGATTATGCATTAATCAATTCAGTAAAATTTACCAAAAAATAATGACACAAGATAACTTAACTGCCAGGCAATCGGACTACGCTGTATTCCTTCCGGCCATCAGCGGCTTCTATGCCACATTCATAGGCAAGCAAAGAAATGAACACTATGTGGATCCAGCACGATTTCCGCAGGGCCTCACGGATATGGAACAGCTTAATTGGCTCAACTCCACAAAGGCTTTATTCCCTTATCGGTGGTCACTTGCGTCTGGAGGACATGCTAACCTCGATCTCTCAAAACAAGACTGGTCAGAGGACATGGTCCGGAACCGTGAGCCAGGAACGTTTATACTGGGAGATTCGGGCGGTTTCCAGATTGCTAAAGGCTTGTGGGAAGGCGATTGGCGAGCCAACTCAGGTTGTGCTAAAGCTCAAAAGAAACGTGAGTTAGTTCTCAATTGGCTAGATAATGTTTCTGATTACTGCATGACACTTGATATTCCAACTTGGGTCATACATGATAAAAAAGCTGCCAAGGCCTGTCAAATCTCCACACTACCTGAAGCTGTGGCCGCTACCAAGTTCAATAACGAATACTTTATGAAACATCGTAAGGGTGTTCGCAATGGTGGCACCAAGATCTTAAATGTGTTGCAGGGCGACAATCATAGCAGCGCAGACCAATGGTATGATACTATGAAGGAATACTGCGATCCTGTCAAGTACCCAGACACACATTTTGACGGTTGGTCAATGGGTGGACAAAACATGTGTGATGTTCACTTGGTGCTTAGACGCCTTGTGGCTCTGCGTTACGACAATTTGTTGCAAGAGGGTGTGCATGATTGGATGCACTTCTTGGGCACATCAAAGTTGGAATGGGCTGTGCTACTGACTGTGATTCAACGGGCAGTTAGAAAATACGTTAATCCGGCTTTTACTATTAGTTTTGATTGTGCCAGCCCATTCCTTGCCACAGCCAATGGGCAGGTCTATTACGAAAATGTATTTGAACATGACTCAAAGTGGTCGTATCGCATGGGTCCTAGTGCTGATGATAAAAAATATGCTACAGACACTCGCAAGTGGGCAACTGGTGTTATTGCAGATGGTATATACCCTCGCTGGCAAGACAGCCCTATAAGCGATCTGCTCACAATGAAAGATATTTGCATTTACAAACCAGGTGATCTAAATAAGAT